CTGGCCATCAATAGATCTAATCATGCTCTCTAAATTTAAAAGTAATGTAGGATCTTCCTTCATTTCAGGGAATTGTTTTTTCATTTCCTTCTTTTTTCTTTCAATATTATCTAAATCTCTTGGAGTCTGGAACTTTAGATCAATCGTTTTATTAGTAACAGGTAACTTAATTGACAATTCCTTTAATAAATCTTCTGAATAATAATTAACTTTTAATTCATCTAAATTAATTACTGTTTCGAAATATTCTCCACAAAACGGACATCCTACTGAAATTTTATAATCAGGTCCATAAGTTACTACTCTTAATTTATGTAATAAATATTGATAATCACCTAAACATAAATCATACACAGAAATAGGTAACTTAGTAAGTAAGCAATCTTCTATGATCTCAGACATTACTTTATAAGGATTTTCTGTGGCTGTAAGTCTTTTCATCTCTTCAGCTACAGTCATACTCCTTAATTTAACTACCGGATCAAAGGGATTACCATATAATAATCCCTTTGATGGTAAACTATATTCTTCTTGAATTGTTACATTATTCATATTGCAAAGCCTCCTTGAATAATATATAATACACTATTATATATTAATCAGGTAAATGAGGTATTGCTCTATCAAATCTAATTGTAGCAGTTACTGTTTTCTTTCCAGCGTTTTCATTATTCCACTCAGTCTCAGAAATTCCCTTTACCCAGCAACCTCTTAAATCCCAATAACGAACCAAGGTATTGTCTGGTAAATATTCTAATACAGTAGCATCAACCTTATACTTATCTGAGCTTGGAATTGTATCATTAATTACATCATATGATAATGCCTGCCAAGCTAATAATACTGACTTGCCATCAGCACCAACAAAGTCATTAATAACTAACTGATTATCAGAGAATGTTGGTGTACTAGCATAATAGACAGTACTATTTCCACGCTTAACTTCAACTTCTCCCTGAGTAAAGTGAGGAGGATTGAAAGATACTACTGAGAAATCTAAAACTTCTTGAGCATTTGTAATATATGAAGTTCTAACATCTGGATTTTCTCCTACCTTTAATAAATTATCTAATCCTGAAATAATAAATCTAAAGTTATTAGACCTTACAGGCTGATAAACTGTAGGGTTATCGGCTAAATGGTATGTTCCAAATTCTGACATATTTTATATCCCTCCACTATTAAACTAATTCTTCTTCGAAGTTAACTTCTTCATCAGTTAAGTTAATTGTAATATCGAAGTATTCTACTGCTTCAATTGGTTGAATGGTTAATACAGCCTTAATTGTAGCTCTCTGCTCAGTATCAACTCTTCTCCAAGAATACCATCTAATACCTCTACCACTTTGCATCTGATCTAATAAAGTATTACAGATCTTCTTGAAGTTAACCCAAGTAATATCATCGTTAGGTTCAAAGGTATTTCTCATTGCAGCATGATAGATTTGCTTCTTAATATCACATAAGAGAATTCTAACATTTAAGAAATCTCTAAATCTTAAAGACTGAGCATCATTAGAAGATAACGAATTTGCTGTCCTATTTCCCCAAATTCTATGACCATAAACTCCTGCATCCATGATTGGGTTAATTCTAACTTTTAAATAAGTAGTTCCTGAAACTGGAGTATCACCCTGAAGGATGTGCATCAATCTTTCACCAATTTCAAACTTTGGCTTAACCATATCAGGGATGTTACCTCTGATTACACCTGATACAGCAAACCAGTCAGCGTTAACCTGTACACTGCTACCGAATGCAGCTAAATATGCAAGTGAAGCAGGCATTTCAATGTTCTTTAATAATTCAGCTTCATCTGAGCTTGAAGCAAATTCTGAAAGATTAAAATAGCATGAAGGCCAAACTATTGTTGAATACATATACTTATTTCCAACACTAGTAAATTGGCCATCACTATTATTTAAGACATTTGCTGGAGTCCATCCCGGAGGAAGATCTATAACAGCTACGCAATCTCCCCTATCAGCAGCTATATCTACTAGTGTAGCTTTTGTATCAAAATTAGCTTGAGCATAACCACCAGCAGTAATAAACTTAATATTATATAAGTTCTTATCTGCTACCTCGTTAAAGATACCTGGTACAGCGGAAGCTTCACTTGTAGCATCAGTACCGTTAATTGCCTGAGTAAGCTGGCTTTCAATTGAAGCTGCACCAGAGGCATCGTATAACCAACGTTTAACTAAAACCTTTAAACCCTGATTTAATAATTCACAAATGAAATAATAAGAATTATCTACTTCTGCATCTGATGAGTCACTAGCCTTAGGAGCACTTGAAACAACAGCAGTAAAATCTCTTAAATTTTCATATAGGGTAGGAAGGCCGGCAGCTTCTTCGCTATTAGTAGTCATTAATGGAACCAATACAACATTTTCGGTAGCATCAAATGAATTAAACCTAACTCTTTCCTGTTCCTTAATTGTAATTCTTGACATTAATATTTTCCCTTTCTAGTTATTTATAAACTTAAATTACTGAATTATCAGTTTCATCTATTGAATCAAACTCACGGTCTTCATACTCTGTAGGCAGTTTAGAAATTTCATGTGGTTCCCCAGAAATTTCAATAGAACCAGATTCAATCTTCCAGTTATCCATAAATGGTACACTAAATAAGTATGCATCATCAACGGTTAATCTTAAAGTCATCCTTGTGAACTGGCCAGCTATTAACCTTTCGGGTATGTCTGAGCTATCAGAAATAGATGATTCTAACAATATAGTAGAATTATGAAGTACCTTTGCATCATTATATGGAATTTCAATATTAATCCTAGGATAGTTAATAAAATTAAACACGAAATTTCTTATATACTCATCAGCTTCTGCAAAGTACTTCGTATAAATATCTAGCTGATAAGTTAGCTTAATAGGTATAGCATTTAATACCTTTGAAACTTCTGCCGTAGATTTATTATGATCATTTTCATCATTAGTTAAATGCCCGGCATCATAGGTAAGAG